TGGAGTAACCGCGCTTGACATATCTAATGTATGGGATTATATAAGAGTTATGTTAAATATCACTACGGGTGATAAAAATGGAAAAGTTTATCGAATTGGAATTGGAGCTTCGTGATGGGGGTTCGTATTATTTATGCGACTCGCGGTTTGTGGTTATGTCGGGAAGTATTAAACGCCCAATTAATGCTATCGAATACGAAATCCAACATTATTCGTCGGTCAACGGGATTGCTGTAAAGCACACCTATGAAGAGTCGGTTGAAATGATCCGTAAGGCAAAGGAGAGCAACAATGGCTGAATTTGATGTAAAAATTGAAGTTATTCAATACCACGATAGAAACTTCTCTATCACGGCAGATAACGAAACAAAGGCAGAAGAAATTGCTAGGCAACTAGCCGCCGAACAAACCCAACATCTAATTGGCATCGACATAGATGTCGAAAACGACGGCGGTTGGTCTTTCGGACTGCTAGACCTGCACACCTGCTATGTTCAATGCGAAAGCGAAGAAGAACCCGAACTGAAGCTGTCCGAATATGAGTCCGGCTTCCTGACCGCAAATGCTTTTGTATTCCGCGAAGACGTAGACTCTATCGGCGCGGATGACGACTGGCGCGGCGTCCACTGCGGCTCACGGGTCTTCGATCTAAATGCTTGGGACGATGATGGCGTCACACGCGTCACGGCCTACGAAGTTATCGGCGGCCAAACCAATGCGCTCATTTTCAAACGGTTGGTGTGATATGGTTAAAGACTGGACAGATGCCGCATGGGCAATCTCTAACATCTCAGCACTAGCCGGAGAATTTACCGCTAGTGCCAGCGAAGGACGCCACCTGTCATGGGCTTCAGAAAAAGACTACTGGATGCACCTGATAATCTGCGATGCCGGAAAACCACGCGTCCTAATCTACGAATGGTTCGCACCAGCTAACAAAATGTGGGGCGTTATCGGATATTGTAAATATAACGATATCCATCTGGAAATTGATGGCAATATGTATGAGGACGACAGCAATGAAGAAAAATGATATTGTTAAAGAGAAAGCGCGGACAATGGACTGGCAAACAGCAACAGCGATTGTAGCCAGAGCCGTAGACCTCCACGCATCACATACCGCGGCTCACGGGCAATTTAGCCATGACGCCGTGGAAAAATCCGCCGAAATTCAAGCGGCTTGGCAAAGGATACAAAGAGGATGAGCAAAGATTTGGAAAAAGATTTCGATCTGGCTAGCGATATGATGAACGAACTGCTGGACGATTTCGATGCCAGCGATCTGCAAGCAGGTGCCGCAATGGGCGGCGCACTGACCGCGCTACTGTTCCGCCTCATGGTGTCCAGCCCAGATAACTCAACCACAATGGGGATGCTATCGTCCGCCATGAACCAAGCCGCAACCTTCGCATCCGCCTACGAAGTGGAAGAAGAAACCAAACACTAATGGACGGCGGCTCAATTTTTATAATCTCATATCTGGCCAGCGGGTTCGCCCTGCTGGCCTTTTTAATTTGGGATGCGTGGAAAAATGGATAACTTTTTAAAAATATTAACTTGACATATATGGGATTGTATGTTATAGTATAAGAACAATCAGGAATGATTGTGCTTGCCCCGATGGGCGGGGTGCGCTGTTTCACATTGTTAATCACTACGGGAGGGTCTTATGACCAATTCTATTCGTCCTATCGTCCGCGATGCTTTCAAGTGCGATGAACTGGTTTACCAGTTCGGAACCATTGATGTTGAAGACGGCCTACTAGCCGCCGACAACTTGGAAGCCGAAGTCAACGACAAATACTCAAATGAGTATATTATCGGTGAAGCGGAAAACAGGCTGGATATTGCATACCACAATATCCGTGACCTAACTAGCTGGGACGGCTCCACAGGTTACCCCGAAATGCTGAGCATCCACAAAAAGGAAGCCCGTCAAATCGAACGGTTCCTGAAAAAATACAAGTGAGCCGCGGCTCACGGCTCTTAGAGGGCGGCCTTCGGGTCGCCCTTTTTGCTTGTAGTAACGCGTTACACCTATATAGGAGCAAAATTAAGAAAAATAAAAAACGATGAAAAATAGGTGTTACCAGCGTTACCGGTGTTACCTGTCTCTGTAATGTATAGTACACAACAAAAAAGAGGGTAACATAAAGGGTAACACCACAGATTACTAAAATGTTACCAGTTAAATACAAGATTTCCCTTAATGCGCCCAAAATCAAAAAAAATAAAAAAACTTTTTTCTGACCTATATAGGTGTATCCGTGTATAACTATGGGAGTAGGCCGTTTTAACTGGAGAAAGATTTATGACTAATACCGGCAAAAGCAAAGTCACTGGAAAGCCCCGTGACCGGCGGGGTCGTCCCCCTGCCACAATCGAACAGCCCCTGACTCGCAAGCAGGAGCTTTTTGTTAAAGAGCTTGTCAGTAAGGACGGGCAGATAACTTTACGGGAAGCGGCAATCAATGCTGGTTACGCCGCAGGCTCTGCCCACTCTAGGGCGTATGAGCTAACAAACCCTCATATGTCCCCGCACGTTGTTGCGGCAATCAATGCGTATCGCAGGGAACTGGACGAAAAGTTTGGGGTAACCTACCAAAGGCATTTACGGGACTTACAAAGCATACGGGATTTGGCCATTCAGAACGGGGCTTACTCTGCCGCCGTTCAAGCTGAGTATCGCAGGGGGCAAGCGCAGGGTGACATCTATGTCAGCAAATCAGAAATCCGTCATGGGTCAATCGACAGCATGAGTAAGGATGACGTTTTGAAAGCACTTGAGGAGATAAAGAACAGCTATGCCCCGATCACAATCGACATCACTCCCGAAGAAAAAGACAATGCCAGCAATCGCGACAAAGCGAGAGGCAGGCTTTTACAAGCAGGTGAAGGAAGCGGCGCAGAGAACGCGGAAGAAATGGAACTTAACGAGGATTGAAAACTACATCGGGGCAGGTATTCCTGACCTGATGATATGTGATGAGTCCGGCCTGTTTCATTTTGTTGAGTTGAAGTTTACCACCAGCAACCGTGTTGACCTGAGACCATCCCAAGTTGCGTGGCTTACCAAGCACCAGCACGGTTCCTGTTGGATACTGATTAAGAAACAAACCAAGCCGACAGAACCGGCAGAATGTCTTTTGTATCCAGCAAATGCGGCAGTTGATTTGAAGATGGACGGCATAGCAGATGTTGAACCGTTGCTCCGGTGCCAACAGCCTTTTCATTGGGAAACTGTTTTTGACTTGATTAGTCCTAGATAATCGCATATATATGAGACATCGTTCACAAACTACGGGAGTAAAACGATGTTCGATTCAAATAAAGAATATACGATTGGGGTTTATGACCTATCGTTTATGGTAATAGACGAAGCGGATAACGTGCTGTCTCACCCTGACGGTCAAACAATGGAATTTACTATTCCAAATTATGACCTTTCGTATTTGGGGGACGGGGCGGAAGTTGGTGAGCTTGTTTTGCGTCAACCGAATCCTGATTACCTGAAGCAAGCTTTGTCGCATTTAGCCACTGTCTGTGACCACGCTAATGAAGATTGTCCGGAAGAGTACCGGACAAAATGGTTCAACCCTGCTTTAGAAGAGGCATATTCTTTTCTTCAGAAAATGAGCGAGGTTGAGACCAATGGCTGAAACAATGGAACAGCGGATGCTAAAGGGATTGCGCCAGTTGATTGATTACAACTGGTGTAGTGAACAGCAACACTTTTATGAAGAGGGTGAGCCCCAGAACCACGTTTTTCGGGTGTTGCAGGATTTAAACTTCATTCTGGAAACACGGGAGAATAATAACTGATGTTCATATTCACGCTTATCGGCCGCCTGCTTTATGGCAAAGACTATGCGGAGCTCAGCCGCCGCGCCAGTAAACCAGCCAGACGAAGGCGAAGATAACTTTTTTGAAAAATAAGCTTGCTATATATGCGAGTTTATGAGACAACCAAACCAGCGGTGCAATCATGCCCGCTGGTTTTTCACATTTACGGGAGTTAAAATCATGGAAAACATTATCGAAAACACATCCTCTGCCCCAGTAACCGGCGCATATCAGACCAATGCTTTTCAGCATGGCATAGGTAACAGCGCAGTTTCATCACAATGGTTCAGCCGTCCGGATGACCAAAAGTTTCTGTCGCTGGATGATATGCTGGCACATAAGAAACAGGACGCGCAGGCAATGAATAGCCGCATCGTCAATACGCATAAAATGCAGATTGTCGGCCAGCTTGATGAAGCCAACCCTAGCCGTGGTGATATCTTTGTTGAATACACTGACGAGCAGGGGCAAGAGGCGTTCAACACGCCGACAAACTGGTCATTCGGGCAGCTTGCCCAGTTGGCCGGTGCGCCTGCCGGTTACCTTAAAGACCTGCCCGCACCTATTGCGGCGGATGCCCTGCAATGGGGTTTGCGTTATAACCGGTCAAAAGAATTGGTGAAGGCATACGGCCATGCAACCGAAGGCGGTGACCTGCGGGCGGCAACCGGTGCCGATTATGGCCGCATCTTTGATTATGAAATCATTGAGGCCGTGCAAAAGTTTGCTGACCCTGACCGCTGGAAGATTCCGGGCATGATGACCGGCATGAAAGACGGCCGCGCCATTTATGACCCGTTCGTCCCAGTGACCAAAGACACGACAACCCTGTTTGCCAGTGACCGTGATGTGTTCCTGTTTTTGGTAGATGACACGCACCCCATTGAAGTTGGCAAGCTGGCCAATGGTGACCCTGACCTAATGTTCCGCGGCTTTTATGCGTGGAACAGCGAGACCGGCAGTAAGACCGCAGGCATTGCGGCAATGTATCTGCGCGGGGTTTGCATGAACCGTAATTTGTGGGGCGTGGAAAACTTTCAGGAAATCAAAATCCGGCATACTAAGTTTGCCCCTGACCGGTTTGCATATGAAGCCGCGCCAGCCCTGCAATCATTCGCACATGGTGCAACCGCTAATTTCTTAGACGGCGTGACCGCCGCGCAGGATGCTATCGTTGCCCGCAGTGACGAAGACCGGTTAGAGTTTTTGACCAAGCGGGCAGGGCTAAGCCAGCGCATGGCCAAGGCCGCCGCCGCCCGTCACATTGAAGAAGAAGACAAGCCGGTTCGGTCAGTCTGGGATGCGGCGCAGGCAATCACCGCGCTTGCCCGTGATATCCCGCATCAGGATAGCCGCATAGACCTAGAGCGCAAAGCGGGCGCATTGCTGGACAAGGTGGCCGCTTAACCGGCCAGCACATAACACTGAAAAAGCCCCGCTATTGACGGGGCTTTTTTATTGCTCTATATATGGGATAAATCTTATATAACTTTTACGGGAAATTAAAACGATGTTGAAATATGACGATTTAGCGGTTGCCATTGCCGAACATAGGCAAAGCCCTAATAATATCACCATTGAAATTGACGGCGAATTTTACCAAGGCGCTTTTAAGATAGTGTCAGATGATGACCGTTTAGAAGACGGCCATTTAGTTTTAATTATTCAGGGGGCTTAAAACCATGTTGAAAACTACAGCAATCAGCACCGCTAAGAAAACCGCCGGATGCGCCGTTACATATCGCGCAGGCAATCAAGATAAGTTTGGCACCTGCCCCGCGTCCTGCGAATTGAACGCCAGCGGGCGGGGTTGTTCGGAATCTCAAATTGATTTTGAATATCTGGATGCCGTT